AAGTAGTGGAAAACGCGCACGCTTTCGCCGTCGAGTTTGTCCGTCGGGACATCCGCCAGCGTGGCGTAACCGGCATCGAGCTGACTTTCGCGCCAGTCGCTCAGCTCCGCGTTAGTCTCTGCGATCGCGGTCTTAATCGCCCGGCGCAGGCGCACGGGGGAAACGGTCTGCTCTAACCGCATTTCCTCCCGCACGCGCTTCGGATCCACGTCAGGAAAAAACGGGGTGTTTTTGATTACCGGCTCGCTCACGCCCGGTGGTGGTATCACCACGCCCGGCACATCCTGCGGCTCTTTGTTTTGCTCAATAATCAGAGTCGTCATGACAACCTCGGGTAATAGGTGGGCGGTGGACGCCGCTCGCAGTCAGGGTAATGAATACCCGCATTGAACGGCGTGCCGCCCGGCTCGGGGAGCGCTCGGTTAACCTGCGGCTTTTGCCGCGTTTGGTGGACGCCCGCGCCGTGCCGCCGGTTTAGCGACAGGTTTGCGCGTGCGCGGTTGAGTCGTTTTGGTTTTCGGGGCGGGTTCAGGTTTTGGCCTGAGCTGGCGCGCTAACTGCTCGATATCCTTTTTCACCCCGATAGTGCTTTCTAACTGGATCGCACGCTGCAGGTGCGCCAGCGCCTCGGGCAGTTGCTTCGCATCACGCAGCACGTAGCCGGTGATTTTGTGCAGCTTCGCACGCACGATATCGGGCATATCCGCGCGCTCCGTCAGGGCGATGGTGTCGAGGAGGTTCGCCAGTTCGACCGGCTGTTTTGCAGCGAGCAGGCGCTGCGCGGCCAGTGCCACCTCTTCGGCCAGCAGGTAAGGCGTCGGACGTCGACCGGTCGGCATGGTCAGGCCCCAGGTCATGGCGTAACGGGCAATTTCCAGCGCCCCGGCGATATCGTCAGCATCGAGACGCCACAGCATGACCGTCATGACGATGTCATCCTGCGCGCCCTTGCCGTTTGCGAGGACGCCAGCCACCCATGGCAGATAGAACGGCAGCAGCTCACGCTTTTTATCTGCCTTGCGCTCATTGGATCGGATTTGTTTTAGCGTGCGGTTGTCTGCGGCCAGCTTAACGAGCATCTGCTCATAGGCAGTTGCATTGCGCAGCGGGACAGCAGCCCGCCGCGCTGTTTCAGAGGCCGAGACCCGCATCATGTGACGCGCTGCGGGACTCGTCATGGCTTACTCTCCGCCTTCGTTATCTACTGGAGCGGAAGCGCTTTCCGGTGCAGCAGGCGCGGCAAACTCACCGAGCTTGATATTTTCAATCAGGCAACCGGCAGCGTATGCCTCGACCACGTAGTCGGTATTCATTGACTCGTAGTTCTCGATGCGGTCTTTCTTCGGGTTTTCGATGATGCTGCGGCGATGCGCGTCATCCATGAAGTAGATAGACAGGTTATCAAGACGCGTCACCATCAGGGCATTCGCCGGGAAGTAAGGCACGCGCACGGCAGGCAGGTTGCCGATTCGCTTCTGGCTGATGATGATGTCAGCGGCCAGCGCCTCGCTGTTTACCTCCTCTTTGTTGACGATAGGGAAATATTTATCCGCCATCAGCTTACGCCCGGTGATGACGACGAGCTCCGGGTCATCCTGATAAATCTCGTCAATCAGGTTGCCGGTGGCATCCATGACCAGCGCGTCGAGGTTCGCATAGTCGCCGTTTTTACCCACGCGGATCACATCGGAAATGACCGCGCCGTCCTCGTCGGTGATTTTTGACATCACGCGCGCTGGCGCTTCATTGCGGTACTTCTGCAACCAGCCCACCGCCACATCCTGAAGCATCGGATTTTTTTTGCGGTCGGATTTTGCGGCACGCTCAATGCCGTTGAAACCGGCCATGATGAAATCGAGCGCCTGACGCTTGATAATGGCGTTACGGATACGGGTCTGGAAGTCCTGGAATCGCGCCCACAGGTCGAGCTGTTTGTAGCGGATATGGAAGTCAAAGTTAATCTGCGCGCACTCGTATTTATTGGACTCCAGCGCAGTAAAATCAGCGGTTTCACGCTCGCCATCGCCGTCAGTATCAGCGGTGCTCGCGATTGTGCCGTTAACGCCCACACCGACCTTTTCGCCTTTCAGCTCGTCGACCGGCACGATGTTGATTTTCGTCAGGAATGAGGACGATTCCTGCACGGTGTCCATCATGGTTTGCGTGACCGACGGCTCGACGGTGAATTTCTTCGCCACGTCATCGGTGGGAATGTCGTTCAGCTCCGCGACGCGGGTCAGGTAGGCATTGAATTTAAAGCGGGTTTGTTTACGCATGGTTTTTCCTGTTCGGGTAATAGGTATCAGGCCGGGCGGCGCGCCCGGCGGGTTTTCAGCAGTTGGTCAGCAGCTCGTCGCCCGTACCACCTTTTGAAAGCTCGCGGCGTGGCTGGCGCTGGCTTTCGGTGTTATCGAGGGAGTTTTTCAGGTCGTTAAACGCCTGCGCGCTTTCTTCGGCCTTGCTGGTCACGTCCTGCTTAAGCTGAGCCAGTTCGGTCTCAAGCTCAGTGACGCGCTGGTCGGTGGCGGTGAGGTTGGTTTGCACCAGCTCGGTGACGGTCGTCACAGCCTCATGCACATCTGCAAGACGGGCGTCATCGCTGGCCTGTTTGCGGCTGAAAATGGCTTTTACCTTGTCGGTCAGGCTGTTGAGCATGGTGTCGGGAACGTCCTCAAATTCCAGCTCAGCCAGTGAGGCCACAGAGAAGAGATCGCCCGGCTGGTCTTTTTTACCGGCGAGCGGGTTTTGTGTGGCGCGGCTACAGAATTCAAGGTATTCGGTGCCGAGGCTTGCCGGGTCATCGGTGACGGCCAGCCCGATGAGATAGCATTTGCCGCTGTTAGAGAAATTCGGGCGGATCTCCATTGAGGGGTAAACCTTCTGCCCGGCACGTACCATGCTGACCAGCTCATCGAGCGGGGCAATTTTGGCAAACAGCGCCTTTTTGCCATTGAGCGCAGAGTCATCGCTGATAATCTCCGCTTTAAGCGCGGTCACATCGCCATAGCGCTTAAAGGGGCTGTCAGGGATGAGGCTTTTGATATGTTCGAGGTTAATGCGGCAACCGTAGACGCGCGGGTCGAACGTGTCGGCCATTTCCTGAATGTCATCAGCGCTGATGACGCGGCCATCGCAGGTGTCACCCTCGACGCCGATGCGAAACCATTTAGAAACTTTCTTTGCCATTGTTCAGGTGTCCTGATGTTGGGTTTTCGGGTCGGGGTTAGTTTCCCGACTCAGCCCCTCATCAGCCACCTGTTGCGGAAGTGCAATCCCTGACACAACAGGGGTTTAGCGATTAAGCACGGTCATTTCCTTAGCCTTGCCTCGTAACATCAAAACGAGGTAAGCATGACCATTTCAACTGACCTTTCATTACTCAATGACCCACGACGACAGGCGCGGCTGTTGTACTGGCAGGGGTTCGCCGTGCCGCAAATCTGCGACATGCTGCAACTCAAGCGCCCCACGGTGCAGAGCTGGAAACAGCGTGATGGATGGGAGGAAACCGCGCCGATTAACCGCGTTGAATCGACGTTAGAGGCGCGCCTCATCCAGCTTTATGCCAAGCCCGACCTTACTCCGCACGACTTTAAGGTCGCTGATTTTCTGTCGCGACAGATGGAGCGCCTTGCGCGCGTGAACCGCTACAGCCAGACCGGAAACGAGGTGGATTTAAATCCCAGTATTGCGAACCGCAACAAAGGGGATCGCAAAAAGCCGAAACGTAATTTCTTCAGTGATGAAGCGATTGAAAAGCTGGAAGAGATTTTCTTTGACCAGTCGTTTGAGTATCAGCTCAGGTGGCATAAAGCCGGGTTAGAGCACCGCATCCGCCACATCCTCAAATCGCGCCAGATTGGCGCAACGTTCTACTTCGCGCGTGAGGCGCTTCTGCGCGCCCTTAAGACCGGGCAAAACCAGATTTTTCTATCCGCCAGTAAAACGCAGGCTTACGTTTTCCGTAAGTACATCATCGCCTTTGCGCGTCTGGTCGACGTCGACCTGTCAGGCGACCCGATTGTCATCGGCAACAACGGCGCAGCGCTGATTTTCCTCGGGACCAACTCCAACACCGCGCAGAGTCACAACGGCGACCTGTACGTCGATGAAATTTTCTGGATCCCCAATTTCCAGAAGCTACGAAAAGTCGCCTCGGGTATGGCCTCGCAATCGCACCTGCGCACCTCCTATTTTTCGACGCCGTCGACGCTGGCGCACGGCGCGAACCCGTTCTGGTCAGGCGAGCTGTTTAACCGTGGCCGCAGCAACCGCGACGAACGTGTCGACATCGATATCAGTCATCAGGCGCT